CCCTGCCACAAGCCGAACATAGACCTGCCGCAGGCTGGCAGCGGCGGCGCAGGGATCCGCCTCATTGATGCTGATCGTCATTCCTCGGCCTCGTCGCTTGTGTCGCCTGCGGAACTCGGCCCACCGCCCTGCGCGCCCATGATCTGCGGTTCAGGCAGACCGTATTCGGCCCGCAGTGCCTGTTCCTGCGCCAGCTGCTGGTAAACATCGTCCACATCCGCCCCGAGGTCGGTGCAGATCATCGCATCCGACATGACACCGAGCCGTTTCCAGACCTCATGGGCCTTGGCCTTCTTGAGATCATCGGCTTGGGGCCGTGGATCGCCCCGCCATTCCGCCCGGCACGCCGCCGTGCGATTGGCCAGGAACCCGGCAATGCCACCGGGAAACGGCAAGCCGCCCGCCTCGATCTCTTCTTCCAGCCAGGCCTCGTAGATCGGCTGGCAAAACGGCGCCATGATGTTGCGCCGCCGCGCCTTGGTGATCGCGAAGATTTCTGTCGTCGCGGCTTGCAGCGACGAATAGGTTGCCCCCACGTTGTCGCCTGTGGCGCTCTCATAGGTCAGCCCCAGGCACCGCGCGAGTTCGCGCAAGAGATGCATGGAAAACGCCGCGTACTCTGATGACGGATGGTTGCTTGTGTGGAACTTTAGCTCCTGGCCCGGAAAGAGGTGGGCCAAGCGACCGTTGATGCCCACATCCAGCGTGCTGCCGTCATAATAGCCCGCGACCATCTCGATATAGGCCTCCATCGGCGAGATACCCTGCGCCGACATCTGCGCCTGTTCCTGGGGCGTCAGCAGCCCCTGCAGAACCTGTTCCGTTGGCTCATCGGACGTGATCGTCACCGCAAAGAGCGTCTGCACGATTGCTGCCATCAGCGTGGCATCGGCCAACTGGTCGAACTGACGCGCCACCTGCAGTGCCGGAACGAGCGGCGAGATGCCCCGATGTGTGCCGGGCGCGCCCTCGAAGATGTGGATCACCCGCGGGCGTCCCGCACGGTCCCGCGCACGCACGTCATATTCGGCATCATGACGAAACAGATCCTTGCGGATCGCGCGGTACCCCACGGGCATGCCATCGGCATCCGTGTAGACCCCGTTGATCAGTCGCCGCATGCTTTCGGTCTTGCGCGACAGGCGATGTGGCGGCAGCAGCCGCACCTTGGTGCCGTATCGATTCCAAGGCCGCTTGCGCCAGGGCAGTTCGGCAAGGATTTCGCCTGTGACAAGCCAGGAGCGGAACGCCGCCGCCTGCATCTGCCCAAAGGTCCTCAAACCCTGAATGTCGCATTCCTGGGCGTTGCACGCCCAAAGCTCGAACCGGCGTTCCACCGTCTTGGCCCAATCCGAGGCTTGGGCTGGTGTCATGCCAAAGGTCTCGTTCTCCGGCAGCGCCTTCAGCTGCAGCCCCGTGCCCACGGTATTGGCGACGCATTGTTCCAGCGCGCCGGCCAGCCAGCCGCTGTTGTGCAGAAGGTCATTGACCCGCGCGGCGGCATCATCCCAGGCGTCACCGATATCGTCTTGAGCTTCCCGCAGGGCTGGTTTCCAACCGGCAAAGGTCACGCCCCGCCCGCCACGCATGTATTTGCCGGCGGGTCTGGGGAGGCTCATCCCCTCCGGCCCCGCCGCCGGAGGCAGTGCCTCAGTCAGCAGATCTTTCAACTTTGCGATCACGGACATGTGCGTTATCCATTCAGCCTGCTGCCATGGCGGGCAAACCGCCCGCGCAGAGCGCCGCTGCCGCCGCGTCCTGGGGAGGAGCGCGATACCGGCGGCGGCGCCTTTGATGTATCAGGCTCTAGCGCGCTCACCTGGGTTGGGTCATGCCCATCGGGCACTGCTGCCTCGATTGAGGTTTTGCGTTCGATCCCTTCCGGGATCCGCTGGACGTTCAGCGTGTAGCCAATGGCCGCGCAGAGCGCCTCGCAATCCAGAAAGTGGTTGTTGCGCGAGCGTTTCACCCAGACAGGCTTGCCCTCGACCACGACCCGCGCCTCCGAGGTCAGCTGCTTGCAGTAATCCTCCGACACAGCCTCATGGACATGAAACGCCCCCGGCTGATCGGCCGGCGTGCGGATCCGCGACATCACCAGCGATTTAAAAAAGTCGGTCGAGAGTGTGACCAGATCGATCGAATAGAGCGCCTTCTTGCCGTCCGGCTTCACCTCGATCTTGGACACCCGATAGGGCGGGCTCTGGACGTCCTTCCCCTTCGTCGGCGCGCAGAGCCAGCTGTAGCGACGGCAGAATTCATAAACCTTGTGCTCATTCCCGAGTTCCGGCTTGTCCGGCCGGAAGCCTGAATCCACAAACACCTTCTCGATCTGCATGCCGCCCACCGGCGTCAGCATCAGATCCGCGAGCGCTGACCAGACATCATCGTCTTCTGTGGGCCCGTAAAGCTGGCCATTGTCGATGAGCCAGGACGTGCCTCGCGCCCCGAAGGCCCGGATCACATAAACCAGGCTGAACTTCTGGACGTCGACGCCCATGACGAGGCGCAAACCCCCGGAGGGAACGTCTCCCGGCCGGTAAGGCTGGCGGCGCTCCATGATTTCTTGCCAATCGGGCACATCGCCAGAGGCGGTCATGGCGTAGCATTCGCCAAAGCCCGCATTCATCGCGGTCTGGATGCGGTCGTGATCTCCAGACTGCAGCGCGGTCAGATAGGTTTCCGCCCGCTGGCCCCAGGTGACGAAGGGCGAGCAGAGCCCAGATGTCCACATCGACAGCGTCGAGCTTTCGGCGGGCGCGCCCGTGACATGGGGCGCGTCTTCCTTCAGCGTGATGGTCTGCCCCGGCGCCAACATCGCGCCGCGCGCGTTCATCCAAACCTTATCGGCCTCCGAATGCTGGCCGCCGCAGCGCGGACATTCGAGCGTTGCGGCCTGTTTGGCCTGCGCAGGTGTCGCGCGTTCCGGCCAGCGCAGCTGCTTGAACCGCGGGATGAAAAACTCTTGGCAATGCCGACACGGCCAGGCCCAGTGATGCCGCGTGCCCTCCTGCCAGAGCTTCCAAATCGGGCTTTCGAGATCGTCCGGCGCCGACCGCGCCCAGAACTCAAGGCCACTCGTGTCATCCGGTTCGATTTCCACGAGACCTCGCGCCGGTGTGCTGGTGATAGCCGTCACAAAATCGGCATAGGTTTCGCCCCGCGCCTCGACGAGGCCCAGAACATCCCCTTGGCCTTTCACATTGGCCATCATCTCGTCGTATTCGTCGATCAGCGCCAAGGCTGCGGGATCGGATTTCAGGGCTGTGGAGGAGCCCGCATGCGCCAATCGTAGTCGGACACCAGCCACATGCTTCAGCGTCTTCTTCATCCGGCGGCCGCGCACCACCTTGTTCGCCAGCGTGTCGGCCTCATCGAGAAGCGCCATCAGCCGCGGTTCGAACTGGTCGGTCAGGAACTCCTTTGTCGGCCCCACATAGAGGATTGGCGCCGGTCGCTGGTCGAGCCGCGCCCCGATGATATCCAGCATGCTGTCGGTTTTGCCCGACTGCGCCGAGGTCACCGCCACCACCCGGCGATAGCCGCCGCGATGCACGGCTGCGGACCATGGGATCATGTAAGGCGTCAGCCCCGGGTCCCGGGGGCCGGGAATGCCGGCGGTTTCTGGATAAATCCGGTGTGCGGCCGCCCAAGGCGCCGGGTCACGTTTCTCGCTCGGCCTCCAGATCGCCGCTGCCAGCGACCAGAGCTGAGCCTGCTTTATCGGCCGCCACTGTAATACGTTCAAGCGCGCCATCGATCACCTCTTCGAGCGCGCGCCGCGCCTCCATATCGCGCGTGTAGCGCGCCGCGAGACCGGCAAGTTCCGCCCGCACCAGCGCCGCCATCTCCCCCACCACGGCCTTTGCATCCTCCATCGGGATCAGTTCCCGGCTGCGTTCCTGGATCCTGAGTTCAATCTCGCGCGTGCGCGCTTCCGTGGCCCGGCTTGCGACCGCGGCCTTGTTGTTCTTTGCGAGTTGATCCTCGTAATAGGCCAGCGCCCCGCGGATGACGCCCACGAGCGTGTATTCGCCGCGCTGCGCCCGATCCATGTAGCCGGATTTGACCAGCCCTTGGACCCAGCGGTCCGAGCGCCCGAGCAGGGCCGCGGCTTGGGATACAGTGATGGTCTGGCCGCGCGTGCGAGGTTCAGACATCAAGCTGCCTCCTGTTCAATACGGGAGGACAGTCGATCTTCCCGTTATTATCGGCGAAACCGGCGGATCAGACCGGGCGCTGCCGCATAACTCGCAAAGAACAGCACCCCGAAGATCACAACGGCCAGAAACGCATTCTGATTTTGGTTCCACAGCAGCACACCCGCGATTGGCGGTGCGATGACGAAGGGCAACAAGACCAGTGTCGTGAGCGGGTTTGCAATCCGACGGCGGTTTCGGCCGAGGATGCAGATTTCCAATGCCCGCATCACCATTTGATGCACATGCAAACGATCAGGGGCCGAAACGTCCCTGTTCCTGCCAGACCTCCGATAGATCGCCAGCAATGTATCAGCTACGGGCCAATACATTGTCAGCAAAATGGCCCAGGGCGAGACATCAGGCGCATTGAGCAGAACCGCTATTCCGAACCAACTCAGTACAAAGCCGATGGTGTATGCCCCAGCATCTCCGAGGAAAATCAGTCCAAAGGGATAGTTCAGGAGGAAGAACCCGAATATCCCTGCGGCAACCATCATCGCCAGGTGGACCATCGTGGCGTATCCTGCCAGCTCCGCGATTTGGCTCAGGGCTATGGCCGCAGCAATAGCCGTCATAGACGCGAGGCCATTCACCCCGTCGATCAGGTTGAAGCCGTTTGCGATCCCTGCCGTTACCAGAAGGGTCAGCGGAACGCCGACCACCCAGTGCGCGACCAACAGGTCTAGCCCAGGGATGCCAGCGCGTGGAAGCCAAACGCCCAAGAGCCAGATCGCCAGCAAGCTCGCGCCCATGGCAGCCAGCATGCGCCTGCGTGGCGACATATGGAAACCAAGGTCCTCGGCCAGCCCCACGACAAAGAGAAGCGAGGTCGCAAGAACGAAATTGGCATAGGGCCCAGAGATTGAAACTGGGGCAAAGATCACGCTCAGCCCCAGTGCACCGAAAATCGCAACGCCCCCAACACGTGGGGTGAGCCGCGTGTGCATGGATTGCACCGCCCGCAAATCGTCCCTGCGCCCGCTGAGCCGCGGGAACCGATAGCGCAGCAAAACAACCGCAGCACAAATCACAAACGCAAGTGCTGCCAAAACAAACTCGTGCCATTCGAAATGCAACATGGCGTTGTGAACCAAGGGCGGCCCCAATCAAAGATAGCAGAAGGGTTTCAGATTGATTGTAGGCCTGTTAGCCCAATCAGCCCAATCAGCCCAATATTTCCAACGCGCCAGATCGAAGAAGTTCCTCTNCCCCCCCCCCGTTACATTTTTGCAACACTTCGATGATGTATCTGCCCTAGGTACCTTGTCAGAGCCTCCAGCGATTGAAGAGCCGGCGAAGGACATATCCACGGGCGAGCGACACGGCCGTAAAGATCAGCCCAAGACCGAGGTTCTCGACTACGCCGACGCGCAGGCCAAACACCGGAAAGACAGCGAACTGCGTAGCAACCGCCAGCCAATAACCCACCACCGTGTTGGTCACTGCCTCGATCAGCGACCCGCGTTTTGATTGCGCCATGCGCCCCTCTAAAGCCATGTAATTTCTACGATTATAGTGGATATACTAGGCCTTCAGAGCGAAGATTCCTTGACGCAAACGACGCACCCAAGGACCTCGCACATGACCATCGCCGAACGTTACAACGAAGCCGCCGCCAAAAATCCTGCCGCATATGGCTGCCGACCTGACGGTCGATCCGGCCATCACGGATGCCAACCACACCGACGAGATTGTCTTTCGCCGCAGCGAATACCTCGGCGGCATGGCCATCGCCATTCTGGCCATGATCGACCATCAGAACTGAGGTCGCTGACCATGAGCACCCGCGCACAGATCGCTATCCAGACCGGGCCCGAGGAATGGGCGCATGTTTATACGCATTTCGACGGCTACCCCGCCCACATGCTGCCCGCGCTGGCGCCTTGGACGCTCGAGGATATCCTCGCCGCGCAGGAAATCCGACAGGTTCGGGCAGACGAATTGGACTGTTTTGACCCGCCCCGTGCGCCCCGCATCCTGCCGCGCCCGACCTGCGAGCTTTCGCATCTCTACATATGGCAGGATAGCGGCTGGGTCGATTTTACAGACCGCGCCGAATGATCCAATAGCAATAATAGAACACTGATTTTGCTACACTTTCCGACGCGACCGAGCGACTCTGACCTCACAGAACGAGACGCAACTCAGCCCACGGAGCCCGCAGTGACCAACGCAGCCATTCTCCCCAGCCGCAACACAGATAACGGGTTCTTCGGAACCTTGACCACCTGCCCGGAGCGCGACAGGCGCACGAGCGAGGTCTGGATCCTGGCCAGCCGGCTGATCGCCCAAGCCGTCCATGCCACCTCCGAGGAGGAGATGATCGGCATTCGCGATTTCCTTGATAGCCGCTCGGGTCGGCATTTCGCGGACGAGGTGGTGGGCGCGCTGCAGTGCGGTGCGCCGGATTGCGAAGCCGCAATCGCTGCCGCCATCGCCAAATGGCAGGACTGGCGCATTACCCGCGCGACAGAGCGCAGCGACGGAATTCCCGCTGGGCTGCCTTACCTCACAGGCTGGGTTCAGCATTTCACGGTGTCCGCTGCACTGGAAGAGCAGAACTGAACCCGCGCAGGCCCTGATCAGCCCGCCCGCGTGGCGGGCTTTCGGCAGTAGAAGGCGTCGCATGCTGTCACGCCAAACTGCCGGAGACCACCATGGCCAAGGCCGCGAAGACCACGAACCCCAAGACACTTGCAGAGGAAGAAGCCCCGCTTCCCAAGGCTCCTCGTGTCACCAAACAGCAGATCATGATCGACATGCTGTCGCGCCCGGAAGGCGCTACCATTGAAGAACTGGTCGAGGCAACCGGCTGGCTTTCACATACCTGCCGAGGCGCCATGTCCGGCGCGCTCAAGAAAAAGCTAGGCCTGACCATCAAATCCGAGAAGGAAGACCAGCGCGGGCGGGTTTACAGGTTGTCTTGA